TTTAAACGTGTAGTACGAAGAAAAATCCAAGTAATACGGATCTAAAAAATAGCACTGTGTATATAAATCTAATGGACTTTTTGTCACTGGTGAGCCTGTCAGTATTCGTCTATACTTCGCATAATCTCGTAGTTTCAAAACGTTTTTGGTTCTTGACGCTGTGGGTGATTTTATGGTTGTTGATTCGTCAATCGCCATTAATGCAGAATGTGAGAGTAGAAATTTTTCAGCTATTTTTAGCCCTTTTTTCGTACTAAAGGCTTCTATATTCATTAAGAATATAACTAATTCTTCTTCGTGTTTAAATAATTTTCTATTTTCCGTATCCTGTTTTTTTGTTTGAGAGGGCGACCATGTCACTACATTATACAAAACATGTTCTGGCATGTGTATAGGTATTTCTTGTCTTTCCCAGTTACGATAGACACCTTTGGGTGCGATAATTAACGCCGCATTAATTTTACCTTTATCATAAAGCATGGCAATATTATCAACCAATACTTTGGATTTACCTGTACCCATTTCCATAAATAGAGCATAGTTTTCTTTGTTATGACTTGCTCCCAACGCATGTAACTGATGCTCGTATGGCTCTGTTTTAAATTTATAATCCATAATGTCGTCCTTCTTTAATTCTTATTTTGTAAATAACACTTGCCAAAAGTATTGTCAACCGTTATAGCCATTTGAAAGGAGAAAGAATGGTTAAAATAACAGATATAAAATATTTAGCGAGTTCTTCAGAAGAAAAAGAAGTTATAACAGAAGAAAAAGGAATAGTATATGTTGTCCAAGAGGTAACAGGTAGAAATATTCTGAGCGCCGAAAAATTTGGTAAGCTAGAATTATTATTACCAGAAGGCTCTCAATTGGTTTTAAGTGTTGGACCAACGGTGAAAAGATTAACATATAGATTAAGAAAATTTAATGATAACGATTATTTATTGTTAATGGGAGACCCTGTGGCTATTGGTATCGCGTGCGCTGTTGCTGCGACAAATAACCGCGGGCAATTTAAATGCTTGAAATGGGATAGAAGAGAGTATAAATACTATCCTGTAGAAGTTAACTTATACGAGAGAGGAGAAATTGATGAGTAACTTATTAGACGAAATGGAAAGTGATATAAAAACGCCAACGATCGGTGATAATTCTTTAAAAGAAATGGCTGATTTGTGCGCGGAACAAGCATCACTTCAAGAAGAAATGAGACAGTTAGAAGAACAGTTAAAAGCAAAAGCAAAATCTGTTCGTAAATTGTCACAAGAAATAATTCCGGCAAAAATGCAAGAATTAGGATTGGAAAGTTTGACATTAAAAGATGGCTCTTCTGTAGAAGTAAAACAATTAGTGCAAGCCGCTATTCCTGTACCTCGTCGTGAGGAAGCATTTAAGTGGCTTCGTGATAGAGGACATGGAGATTTAATTAAAAATGAAATTCTTACGTCTTTCGGTATGGGTGAAGATTTTATTGCAAATGAATTTATTGACAAAGTAAAATCATTAGGATATCAACCCGTACAGAAGCTATCGGTTCACTCCATGACTCTCAAAGCATTTGTTAGAGAACAAATCGCGGAGGGTAATGATTTACCGATGGACACTTTCGGAGTCTTCGTGGGCGCCGAAACAAAAATAAGTAAAACGTAAAAGGAGAAACATTATGGCAAACGCTAATGTTGCAAAAAAAGAAAGTCAATTACCTGCACTAAGTCTAGATACAATGGAAGGGGACGCACACAGCGGCCTTGAAAATATTTCACAAGATGACTTAGCGACACCAAGACTAAAAGTCTTGATGCAGTTATCACCAGAACTAGAAGACCTAGAAGGCGCTAAAGCCGGAATGATCTATAATACAGTGACAAATGAACTGTATGATGGAGCAGTGGGTATTCGTGTTCTACCATGTGCGTATCAACGTCAATACGTTGAGTGGGCTGACAGAGGACAAGGATCGGGTGCTCCGATTAATGTCTATGATGCTTCAAGTGACATCTTGACAAAAACAACACGCGATGAAAATAATAAAGATCGTTTAGAAAACGGTAATTACATTGAAACGTGTGGCAACCACTATGTACTACTTGTTGGTGACAATGGAGATGCAACTCCGGCGCTACTTACAATGAAAGCTACACAGCTTAAAAAAAGTAGAAAGTGGAACTCTATGTTACTTAATCTCAAATTAAACGGTAAGAATGGACTATTTACTCCACCATCTTACAGTCACTACTATCGCCTCAAAACGACAAAAGAGGGCAACGATAAGGGTAACTGGTATGGTTGGGAAGTTAGTAGAGAGTCTCAACTTGAGGACGCTAACCTTTATAATGTCGCTAAAAGCTTTGCTGAAAGCGTAAATAAAGGAGAAGTTAAAGTCAAGTATGAGGAAGAATCTTCTACTGATCAAAAAGTTCCGTTTTAACTAAACACGGGGCGGCTTATCCGCCCCTTTTTAATTATGAGAGAATATGGACGAGAGAGTAAAAAAATTTAAGAGTATATTTTATGGATTAGACCGTGCGTATGGTCAATATAAAAGTGATGGACAATCGGTAAATGGAAAAGCCGGTGGTCAAGCGTATATATTAAAGAAACCAGTTGTTGATCAATTATGGATTGATCATTTAGATAAGAAAGAACCAAGTCTTGGTATTATACCAATAAGAGATGATTCAACATGTATATGGGGCTGTATTGATATTGATACATATCCTTTAGTTCATAAAAATATTGTAAGAAAAATAAGAGATTTAGAATTACCTTTGGTTATGTGTAAATCAAAGAGTGGTGGTGCACACGTATTTTTATTTTTAAAAGAACCCGTGCAAGCGAAGTTGGTTCGTGATAAACTACAAGAATGGGCAGGAGAATTAGGTTATGCAAATTGTGAAATATTTCCAAAACAAATTGAGATACAAGCGGATCGTGGAGACACTGGAAACTTTCTTAATCTTCCCTATTTCGGTGGTGATGATTCTATGCGTCATGGCTTTAGCGATGATGGTAGCGGGGCTAGTCTGGACGTTTTCTTTTCTTTATATGATACTTATTGTACGACCGAAAAAGATTTAAAAGAATTTAAAGTTAAACGAAAAGAGATACCAGAATTAAATGATGGTCCACCTTGTCTATCAACATTAATGTCACAAGGAATACCGCCGGGTGGAAGAGATAATACTTTATATCAATACGCAGTATACGCAAAAAAGAAATGGCCGGATGATTGGTCAGCAAAGATAGAAGAATTTAATCATAAGTATATGGAAACACCGTTGCCGGCACAACAAGTTGTTAAAACAATAAGACAGCATGAGAAAAAAGATTATAAATATAAATGTAAAGATCAACCTATGTGCGCTGTGTGTTCTTTAAATATATGTAGAGGAAAACAATATGGTATAGGTAATTCTTTTGATCATCAAGTAAGTGATTTAACAAAATTTGAAAGTGATGAATCAATTTGGTTTTTAAATATTAATGGACGAAGACTTAAATTAAATACGGATCAGTTATATGATCAACATAAATTTCGAAAAGCATGTTTAAATGAAATTAATGAAATGCCTAATATGATGAGACCTAATGATTGGGATAGTCGTATACAAGTATTATTACAAGATTTTGAAGTTATAAAAATGCCTGCAGAGATTACAAAGACAGGTAGATTTGAAAATTTACTTTCTCATTTTTTAGAGGATCAAGGAGAAGCGGAACATATAGATGAAATAGATATGGGAAAAGCTTTATTTGAGGAAAAAGAATATGAAGAGAAAGATGGTAAAGTTAGAAAAGAAACCGCTTATTTTAAATCAGAATGGTTACAAAAGTTTTTAAAGAAGAATGATTTTAAAGATTTTAATACTACAGAGATGACAGCGCATATTCGGAACAAGTTAGGTGGAGGAGATATAAGACGTAAGGTAAAAGGTAAAACAGCATATCTTTGGTATGTACCTTGGACGAAGAAAAATAATGAAGAATATAAAACACCAGACATGGGAGAGGATACACCGTTTTGAGAAACATTATATTTGGACCACCGGGCACAGGTAAGACAACGCACTTACTACGTATAGTAGAAAAAGAGTTGCGTGAAAATAAAGTTAATCCTAATAAGATTGCGTATCTTGCTTTTACTAATCAAGCGGCTGATGAAGCTTTATCACGAGCTATTTCACAATTAAATTATAATACAAAAGATTTTATGAACTTTCGTACACTGCACAGTCTAGCATACAGAGAGTTACATTTAAAAGAAGAAAACATAATGAGTGATAATGATTATAATTTTTTATCAAATAAATTACAGATAAAATTAAGTAATCCTAATAAAAATGTGAAAGCATACGGTACGAGTTTTCCCGATGATGTATTCATGCAAGTAATTGATGGAGCAAAAGTAAGAGGACTTACGACAGAAAACTTTTTTAATGATCCTAGCATAGGACATTTGCCGGGCGGTATTTTAAAATTAAAATACATTGATGAAGCATTAATTAAGTACAAGCGGGCAAGAAATAAATACGACATGACAGACATGATTGTTGATTTTAATCAAAAACATTATGACACTATGCCAAATTTTGATGTGGTGATTATTGATGAAGCACAAGATTTAAGTTGGCTACAATGGAAAATGGTAGAGCGCATTGTAACGAATGCAAAGCGTGTCTATGTAGCAGGTGATGATGATCAAGCAATTTATCGTTGGGCGGGTGCAAGACCAGAATACTTAATGAATATGGAAGGAACACGAACCATATTAAATGAATCATATCGCCTGTCAAAATTAATTCATGAAAAGGCTGATAAACTTATCAAGCGTGTACAAGATAGAGTGGATAAAGAATGGACAGCACGGGATGAAAAGGGACAAGTAAATATTTATCCTGTTGAACAATTACAAAAAATGAAAGAAGGTAACTGGCTTATTCTTGCAAGAGACAGATATCGTTTAGATACATTAGAAGAAGATTTACGAATTTATGGTTATTATTTTTCGCGAGGAGATAGAACATCTATTAACAAGCGCGTACAAGACGCTGTTCTTGCGTGGGAAGATGTACGCAAAGGAAAGTCACTTAATATAAAAAGAGTTAAATCATTTTATAATTATATTAAAACAGGTACAGGCGTTGCAAAAGAACACAAAGCGATGAAGAATGTTGATAAAGAAAAGTTATTTACTTTTGATACATTAACAGCGGACTATGGATTGAAAGTCGATAAAGAATTGCCTTGGTTTAAGGCTCTAGAAAATATTGAGCCTCAGAAAAAAACATATGTCCGTATGTGTTTACGTCGTAAAGAAAACATTAGACGCGAACCACGGATCAAACTATCAACGATACATGGATCAAAAGGTGGTGAAGCAGACAATGTTATGTTATTGACTGATTTGTCTCGTAAGACAGATGCAGAGTATTGGCGAAAACGAGATGAAGAAAGACGTGTATTCTATGTGGGAATGACGCGTGCAAGAAATACTTTGAACATTGTGCGATCACAATCGGATAGAGAATTTACGGAGGCTTTTTAATGTCCTTTAATATAAATACAGCGCTAAAGCAATTGGATGTAAGTCTGAAGCAAGTGCAAAAAATTAAGAATGAATTACCAAAGTTAAAGCGTGAAAACGTGGAACAATATTTAAAAATTTTAAAAATTGATTTGCAGTTGTTGCGTCAAGATTTACAATTTATGAAACAGAAACAGGAGAAAGATGGACAGTAGAGAATATTTAGAAAAAACTCTTAAAGTAATAAAAGGACCAAGAGAAAGAGATTATGGCGATAAGTACATGAACCATGTTAACATTTCTAAGTTATGGAGTGATTATTTAAGTTACGAAATATCTCCTCACGATGTGGCTATATGTATGTTGCTTGTTAAAGTAGCAAGATTAAAGCATAGACCAACAGAAGATTGTTATGTAGACATGGCGGGATATGCGGCCATTGCCGGAGAAATAGAAGATATAACGCAAGAACTATTAAATAAGGAAAGCTAATGACACAAATACCTTTATTTCAGCCACCAAGTGAGTGGACTCCTCCAGAAGATATACCTAATTTATCCGATGCTAAAGAAATTGCTGTCGATTTAGAAACATATGATCCGGATTTAAAAACAAAAGGTCCGGGTTGGGCTATTGATAATGGATATATAGCTGGTGTGGCTATTGCTGTGGAAGGTTGGAAAGGGTATTTTCCTATACGTCATGAGGGCGGTGGTAATTTTGATGAAACTATATTTAAACGACAATTACAAAAGATTATGGATTTGCCTTGTGATAAAATTTTTCACAATGCCAGTTATGATGTGGGATGGTTACGTTGGTGGGGAGTAGAAGTAAAAGGAAAAATTATTG